CCCCGGCCCGCGTTGGCGTCCTCCAGGAGACGCCACAGGCCGTCGCGGAGAATCGCGAGGGATCGATCCGTGCCGTAATCAAACGCCGGCCGGAGGAACGGCTGGGCGCTGTGGCGGACCGTCCCGTATTCCTGATAGATCCCGTAAAAGATGTTCCGCGCTGGTCCGACAGCGACCGCCGCCTGAAACGGATCGGCGGCATCCCACGCGCCGCCGGCGACCGATCCGATCTTGGTCGCCGCACTGATCACCATCGATTCTTTGAGATCGATGGGCGTGGCCGGATCCAGCGGCGCGAGTTCCGCCGCCCGGCCGCGAATCGGTTCGGCGGCCGCCCGGAGGACGCCGAGCAACGCGCGTCTCCGGACGGCGTCCCCGAGTCGGCGGAGATTCGCCGCGAGGACCTCGCCGCCGCTCACCGTCAGGCCGAGTCTCACGCCGTCGTCTCCGTGGGCGTCTTCGCGTGGGCTTCGGTGACCAACGCAATCGCGCGAGCCCGCCCGATGGGAATCGCGGAGACGATGTCGTAGGTGCGTCCGTAGTAGAGGAGTCGCCGGAGTTTCGGCACGTCCACGCGTTCGGGATCCATATCGATCCGATAGGGCATTTCCCATCGCGTGGTACTGATCGCGATCTGTTGCGCGGTCCGCTCGATCTCGTCCGCCTCGAGGTCCTCGCGCGTCATCGCCACTTGCGCCAGATCCGTCCACGGACCATCCACGGGGAACCCGGTGTCCGATTCGGAATCGTCGGGACGGGATTGGATCGTCACCCACTTATCCCGCGAGCCCGCGCCCGCTGCGCCGGACGATTGACGGAATCTCATCGGCGATGCGCCTCCGTCGCCAGACGGACGGGCGGACGGTCGGCCTGACGTGTGGCCGCCGTCTCCACGATCCCGTAGTGCTCCCGGACCCAATCGAGTTGTTGCGCGGCCGGACTCCAGGGATCGACCACGCCGTGAAAGTTGATCACCCGCGCGTGTGGCGGGAGACGGCCGTCCGTCAATTCGATATGACGACGATAGGACAGGACGCCATCGGCCGGCGTGAAGACGGGCTGACCCGGTCCGAGGACGTAACTGATCCACGCCTGATCGCCGCCGCGACAGCCGGCGCGATACGCTTCACGCGGGGATCGCGCCGGATCGAACGTCGTCCAGACCTGTTCGCGCGTCCCCGGCGTATGGAGCCAGAGAGACGCGTTGTAAAATTGCGTCTCGGGCCAGTCGGTTTCGTTCCAGATGACGAAGTCTTCGTCCCGATCAAACAGCGGCGTCAGATCGCCCGTGATGACGGTATCGAGATCGAGCGAGACGTAACGATCCCCGAACCACGTCCGGGCCTCGGCGGCGAACGCGCGGAGCCGGACGTAGCAGGACGGCCAGTTCCGTCCCTCCGGCGGTCTGATCGAAATCCCGTCCGACCAGATCGGGATCGTCTCGATGTCCTCCAGCCCCACGGGATCGTCCGTCACGCAGACGAACCGATGCGGCGTCGGATAGTGCCGGGCGACCATCCGCCGGAGCGCGTGGACCGTCTCCGGGGCGTAGTGGGATCGATAGCGCCACGGAGCCCGCCACCGCCAACAGACGACGGTCAGCATGACGCCCCCTGGACGCCGACCAGCGCGGCCAAGTCCGCGCGAGGGAAGGCGTCAATCAACGTCTGACGGGTGGCGTTGACGACGTGGACGCCGGCGGCGGTCAGTTCGGGCGCGAGCGTGTCATACGCGCGACGGAACAACGCGTAGTTCGCTTCGCTACTCTCGGTCAGTCCGGACGGATGGCGTCCGAAGAAGTGCGACTGGCCGCCCACCTTCCCCCCCGAGTAACCCAGCAAGACGATCTGCCGAGCGCCCAGATGGACGGCCAGATTGATCGCGGCGTACCCGGAGTGACCGCCCGTCCGGAGGCCCGTGGGATTCGTCTCCAGTCCCGTCGTGCCGGTGTGGGTCAGGACGTGGACATCGTCCGCGCCGGGAATCGGAGAGGCGTCCCCGATCTTCCAACCGACGCCGACTTTCTGTCCTCGGAAATCCGGGACGCCGCCGTAGAACCGCCACCACGGCCGATCCGACGAATAGAGGACCTCCGCCCACGGGATCCATCGGATCGCGTCGTTCACGGCCACCACGGGGAAGACGCCGCGTATCTGGAGGAGCTCTCCGAGCGTGAGCGTCGGCCCGCTGGCCACGCAGACCAGCGTGGCGTCCGGCCAGCGCCGCGCGATGGGCTTAGGCAAGGGACGGCCTCCGGAGGGCGTGGAGTTTGCGCCGGACGTTCGGTCGGAGGAACGCGCCGGCCGTTTCGTTCTCTGGCCGACGTTCGTCGCCCGGTTCCCGGATTGTCCAGAGATCCCCGAGCGTCTCCAGGATCGCGGCTTGGACGATGGCGAACTCCAGATCCACCGCCGGATCGGTGGCGTCCGTCCACTCGTTGTCCACCCGGTCCAGATGCGTCAGGACCAACGCGGTCGCCTGCTGGACCTTCTCCTCTACGTCCGTCTGTTCGTGGTCGTCAGGGAGCCGGAGGTGACGTTTGGCGGCGGCGTAGGGAATCAGTTGGGTCGCCATCGGTTCAATACCGCCCGCCCGGCAGACCCTGCGTCCCGCGTTCGCCGGCCGGGCCACGCGGTCCCGCCGGGCCGATCTTCCCCGGTTCGCCGCGCTTGACCGCCAGCCGCCAGAGCGCATTCGTCTCGATGGGCCGGGCGTCTGTCTCCGCCTGCGCGATCCAGAACGATCCCGCGTAGGACACACCGTCGCCCGCCTGATACGTCTCGCCGGCGCGATAGTGCCCGCGATCTAGGACCTCCGCCGTCGTCCATCGACCGAGTTCACCGCCGCTCGCGCTCCGGACGACAATCGTCCGACCCTCACGCGTAAACGTCACGCCTTCCAGCGTCCCGTCGCGTCCCGGATCGCCCTTCTCGCCCGGTATGCCAGGCGCACCGGGCGCACCGGTGGACCCAGCGAGTCCCGATGCGCCCGGTTCCCCACGCGGGCCCGCCTCTCCCTGCGGTCCGCGTTCACCCGGCGGCCCCGGCACGCCGGGTAATCCATCGCGTCCATCGCGCGGCACAATCGCGGCCAACGTCTGCCGGACCACGCGTTCCACTTGCGACACCACAAGGCGCTCGATCACCGGCGCCATTTCTTCCAGTAGTTTTTCCACGGTGGGCGTCATCGTCGGCACTCCAACAGATTCCCGCCATGGCCATCCCCGTCCCATCCGCCGCGATTGACAATCGTCGCGTCCCGCGTTTGATAACCGGGCCACTGCGGCGCGGGATCCACGGAGAGTCCAAAGAACCGCGTTCCGTTCTCAAAGACCTTGAAGTACGTTCGATTCGCGCCCGTGTCCGGTTCGTTGTGCGGGGAATCGGTGTTATACCGATCTCGATGATGGACAGGACACGGGCCGTCATCGAATTCCGTCCCGCGCACCAGTGATTCGGTGATCCCGCAACGCGGATCCAGGACGGACGATTTCCAGACCGCGCCCACCGCGTCCGCACACGCGAGCGCGTTCGGACTCCCGGTCCAGCGGCAATTCTGGAAATCGGAATCGTGACTCGGATCGATGGAGGAGAAGCCACCGTGCAGACACGTCCCCGCGCCCATGATTTCGCAACACGCGGCGTTATCCGCGTGGCAGCGCGGCGAGGTCCCATCGCCAATCCGCTGCGGTTCCCCGGAGATCGCCGGGATCCGCGCTGGCGGAAACGCGCCGAGTCCCTCGAAAGAAATCTCGTAGAGGACTTTGCCCTTCCGGGCCCAGTCGAACGTCCGTTCCAGATGTTTCGTGCTCCACTGCAACCACGTCCCGCAGATTTGCGGATCGGACGGCGGCGCGGTTTCCGGCCATGAACTGCGCGTGGCCAGCGTTCCGGCAAATTCCGCCGGATCGAAACGGGCGCTCAGTTCCCCGTTTTTAAAATCTTCGTTATTGATTTCGAGGAGGACATTCCCCGTCCGCTTCGCGATGGCGACCACCCGTCGCAGATGATCGAGTTGCGCCGCCTCATCGTGACGGCCGTCCGTCGTTTGCATCCAGACGGCGGAGCCCGGCACCTGATCGCAAAAGATCACGACGTGGGCGTAGAGGCCGAGCGCCTTCAGATCGAGAAGCGCGTCCTCGAGGTCTTCGTAGTAATCGGCTTTGAACGCGGACGCGTGGGGGGAATAGCCGGTATTGTTCCACATCAAAAACCAGCGGACGGTGTTCGCGCCCACGTCCAGACATCGCGCGTAGTAATCCCCGATCCAGCCGCGTTCGCCTCGCGCGTAGAGCTCCGGACCTCTGAACGCGGTCACCGCGCGATACTTCCAGATCGTCCCGGCCTGATAGATCCCGACGCCGGAGATCGAGAGCGGCGTCACCGCCGGACGGACGACGGCCGACGTGGGCGCGTCCTGCGCGATCAGCCAACGCGTCAGGTCTGTTCCCACGGGCCCCCCCGAGGAATCAGACCGACGTAGTGATCACGGAAGATCACGTATGCGCCCGGCACCGCGATGAATCGTTCCCACGCGCCCGGCGCGGAGCCGGCGGGATTCCACGCCAGCGTCCCATCGCTCTCATCGGCCTTGAGGACGCGGCCATCGGGCGCGGTGAGCGCGAGATACGGCCGGCCATCGAGGCCGGCATCCTGATGCGATCCCTCGATCACTTCCTGACCGAAGGGCAGATCCGGATCGACCGTGATCAGGGCGTGTTTAGGCACGTTCGTCTCCGTTCAGATGGGCGAAATATCGCGTCAGCCAGACGCCGACGCCGGCGGCCGCCCGTTCGGGCGTCTCGTCCGCGTCCGCGTCGTCTTCGTCCGCGTTCGTCTCGGATCCCGGCGGCGGATCGGGCGTCGGCGGCGGCGTCTTCGCGAACGGATCCGCCTTCGCGTCCCGCTTGGCGAGGGCGGCGAGCGAGAAATTTTGTTGCTGGAGGTACGGCGATTCGCCGCCGCTGACGGGCCCGAGATCCAGATAGCGGGCTCGCGCTTCGTTCGGGGCCATCCCGCCGCCCTTGATCGCGTCGGCGGACGCCTTCACTTTCGAGGCGGTATCCATCCGCATCAGATCATCGAGATCCAATTCCGTCCCGATGGGCTGGCCGGCGTCGTTGGTCGTCATGCCGAGGCCTTCGTCTAACAAGACCTCGATGCACTCGATCAGATTCTGGAGACACTGACTGTAGTACTGGATCTGGAGCGTCTCCGGATTACTGTTCGCCGGGACCGGACCGATCCCGATGAGATAGGGCGGCACGTGGAACGCGGTGCACGCGTTCTCGGCGGTCCACTTCAGTTGCTCGATCATTTGCGAATCGGACGCGCTGACCGACATTTTTTCGTAAGTCAGTCCGTCACCCAGGACGGCGACCTTCCCGAAGTTCTCGCCGCTATACGCTTCCTGCCATCGCAGTTTGAGTTCGTCCGCCAGTTCCTGCGAGATATGTCCGGGCGCGGTGACGATGCCGCTCGGGATGGCGCGATTGGTAAACAGTTTCGTCTGGTTGTTCTGAATCGTGAGTCCCTGAATCGCGCTGATCCCGCAGGCGTAAATCGGGGAGACGCCGACCAGCGGGTGATAGAGCGGGATCATCACGTCGTGAATGATCTCGGCGGCCGGGACCACCACGGCCGTCTCCACCTGCGCGAGGAGATCCGGCCCGATCTTGTAGTAGACGCCGCCATCGGGCGCGACGAGCGGCGCGACACACGTCGGATCGAGAAGATAGAGCGCCGTGACCACGCCGCGCTGATCGCGTTGCTTGATCGCGTACGCATTCCCGTGGATCAGTTTCGAGACGATCCACTGTTCATAGAATTTGATCCGCGTCTGATAGCGATTCGGTTTCCGGAGGACGGGCGAGTGGGCGCTGTTACTCGTTTCGTGCCAGATCCCGTATTGGTCCTGTGCGACCAATTTCACGCGGAGTTTCCCGATATCGCTGGCGATGAGCGTGACGCACGCGTAGACGGCCGCGTGGGCGAGCACCGTCTCCGTCTGGACGGTGACATTCTGCTGCCACGCGCCCGGATAGGATTCCCGCACGACGGGCCACCAACCGCCGCCGCCCAGACTGGATCGCGCGGACGGGACGACGGTCAATCCGTTTCCCGTCGTTCGCGTCCGGGCCAGTGCACGGAGTCGGATCGCTTTCCACCACGCCATCCGTCCCTCTATCGTTCGGCCTCAAGATCGCGCCGGCGATACCGCCGCCGCGATTTCTCTGATTCCGGTGACGCCGGCGGCGGCGTCCGTGGCGGCCGCGTCAGGGAGATCCACCCGGCTTGTTTGGCCGCCGCCGCATCGAGCGCCGGCATACTGACGAATTCCCCCGCGTGGATCAGATGACCCGCGTAGGGGAAATCCATCACCGCCCGCACCTTGACGATTCCCACGACGGTTACGATCCCGTGCTGCCGCCCCATGTAATGTGATCCATGTACTGGACCGCGCCCGCCCGGAGTTTCTTCCAGTTCACGAACCGTTCCGCCTTCAGCGCGATGCTGTTCGTCTGCCACATCGAGACGAGCGAGACGGCCGTGGGAACGCCCGACGATCCCGTGGGCGCGTCACTCATTTCCAGTGAGGCCTCGCGACTGGCTTCCACGCTGACCGCGTCATCGTCCGCGAGGCCGATGGATTGCGCGTTCGCGGCGATCAGCATGTCGCCGGCCGCCGTGGTATGGACGTATTGCGAGACGATGACGGGGAGGCCCTCGATGGATCCGCCGGTCATCCCGATATTCGGGAACTCCGGCTGACCGAGACTGTTCCGCATCATCCCGAGCGAGAGCGCGACCGTGTTCGGCATCAGCAGTACCAGATTCGCAACGTTCTGGTTCGATCCGACGAACGCGCCCATCAGGGTCTTGAGATCCTCCCGGATGTCGTCCGCCGTGGTCCCGCTGCTCGCGAGCGGCGTCACGCCGTTCGTGATCGAGGCCGGCGTCAGATTCGCGACGGCGGCGTGAGCGGGATCCACGAAATCGATATCGAGACGCTCCACCAGCGCATCGCGGAGTCCATCGCGGACGAGCGCCTCGGCGGACGGTGAGGAGAACCGCGCGAGCTCCTCGGTGATGACGGAGATCGCCGCCACTTTCGAGAAACCCAACGTCTGCCGATCAAACGTGAACTTGGTCAGCGGCTTCGCCTTGCCCTCCCCGACCCAGTAGCCCAGACCGCCAGAGGTCTGGCCCGCGACGGCGACATTGAACGGGACGCGCCGGAGCGGGGGGATCCCGCCCTGGCCGAATTGGCCGAGTACCGTCTGCGGTCGGAGCCACGCGAGGAATTCCGCCGAGAGATTCGTCGGATCGGTGAGATTGCCGGCCCACGTCGGATCAGTGGTCGTCCCGGCCGGGACCGCCGCCCGCTCCAGATACTGGTGGATCCGATGATTATCGGGATACCGCGCCTTGGCGACCGCCAGCGGCGAGATCGAAAACTGATTCTGGAACGCGACCAGTTTGCAGAGGACCGCGCGAGCGAATTCAATCCCCGGCGGCAGATTGTCCCGGAGATAGATCCGCGAGACGGGCGATTCCGCGCCGGCGCTCCGCGAGGCCGCCGCCGCCGCCGCCGACGATCCCGCCGCCGGGACCGCCGCCGCCCGATTGATCGCCTCCAGGGTATTGAGCCGGCCGATGTGCTTGTCGAGACTGTCCACGTCCGTCTGGAGCGCGTCGTATTCGGCCGTCTGCGTCTCGTCCAACGTGACGCCCGCTTCGCCGGCCGCGTTCATCAGTTCGGCCATGCGTGCGGCCTTGGCCGTCCGCATCCCGGTGAATCCCTGAATCTGTTCTAACGTCGTTTGGGATTTCATCCCTGTACTCCTCTGAAGATGCGGGGCGTCTACGGCTTTAATCGTTTCGATCCGCGCGTCAGCGTTGGCGGGAATAGCCACCAGGGAGAGTTCCAAAATTTCGGTTTTCGTGAAGCGGAGTCCGCCGGATTTCAGGATCTCGATCCCGTCCTGAAGCGGACGGAACCCAATCGAGACGCCGCGTATCAGGCCGGCTTTGACCGAGTCCCACGCTTCGTCAATCCGTTCCCGGAGACGCGTGGAAATCCCGGCGGTGACGGGAAGCGTGGCGCGGAAGCCGATCCCGTCCTTCGTGGGCGTCTGGAACGTCACGGAGCCCACGGGGAGCCGGGTATCGTGGAACAGGAGGAGCGGCAGCGAGGGCGCGAACGTGGCCCCGAGCGGCTCGACCACGTCCCCGATCCGATCCATCGTCGGCGTGGTCGCGATGCCTTCCAGCGTCCGCCGTTCTGGATCGACCGTCTTCACGTTCAGGACGCTGTACGCCCGATGAAGCACGGACAGACGATAGGCAGCCGGCGCGATTTGGCCGGTTGATCAATACGAAAACGCCGTCAATCGCGCGTCAGGTGCGCGGAGACGGGACTAGCCGCAGGCAGCCGCCCGCTACCGCCGCAAGCCGTACAGCGAATCGCGGCCGCTCGCGTTTCCTCATCACCCGGCTGCCGGGAGACGAGATAGACGGCGGCCCGGGCGCGATCAATCCCGGTCCCGTTACACGTGGAACACTGGACGGACGGACGATCCTCAAGGTCAACGGGTGAGGCCATAAACGAACTCCCTTCATCGAACCGGACGGAGCGCCGAGCGGAGCGTGGCGCGGACGAACGCGGCCACCGTCACGCCCTGCGCCCGGGCGGCGGCGGCGATCCGGTCATAATCGGCGGCGGTGACGCGCGAGGACACCGGGATCCGAGGTTCCGCGATCTTCGGACGCCCGCCTCGGCGCGATTTCGCCGGCGCGGACGCATCGAGGATGAACATCGAATCCCGCGAGATCACGTCGGACCTCCGAAGACGTAGATCCGATAATTCGGCGTGGACGGACTGGCGGCGAGCATCTTCAGGGCCATGATCGCGGCCACCACGCCATCGATCCGTTTCCCCGCTTTCTTCGGCCGGACGGGACGGATCCGCCGGGCGTCGTCCGTTTTGATCGCCACGTTTTCAACGTGATGACGGAGCACGCGATGGCCGCCATGCGAGACGCGTCCCGCCTTCACCAACGCTTCAAAGACTTGCGACGGTTCGGACAGATGCGCGTAGTTCTGCGGAATCTCCGCCACGTTCAGATGCGCCCGATCCCGGAGTTGCGTAGCCAGGTCCGTCGCGAACGCGGGATCGTAGCCGAGCGTCGTTTGTTTCAGGGACGGGAAACGCGGGACGATCTTGGTCGTGATGTCCTGATAGATCCGCGAGTAGTCGATGACGCCGCCCTCGGTGGCGGTCACCAGTCCGTCCGCGACCCACTGCGAATACGGGACGCCATCGAGTTTTTCGTGCTCGCGCATCGTGTCTTTCGGAATCCAGAAGAACGGGACGATCACGATCCGATAATTCAGATTCACCGTCCGCGTCTCGGGCGGCGTCTGATCGGTGGACGCGTCCAGGGCCAGCTCCACGGGGATCGCCTCGGTCACCGGGAAGCGGAACGCCACCGCGCAACAGGCGAGATCGTACTTCTGCGCCAGATCCAGACCGGCCGCGACCGGCGCGGTCCGCAGTTCGTCATCGGACGGGAGGGGCGCGAGATTCCGATCCCACCAATCGAGCGGAATCCACGCGGTCGCCTGATTCGTCCAGACGTTACAGTGGAATCGCAGGAAATCATTTCGCTTGCGCGGTTCGGCCTCGGCTTCCAGACATTCGGCGGCAATCGCCGTCGGTTGGACCGTGATCCCGTGGCCCGGATTGACCCGCGCCCACGTCTCGGGCGCGGTCCAATCCTCCGCCGGATCCATTTCAAACAGGACCGGGAGACAGGTGGTATCTGGTAACGTCCCGCTCTGGACCTTCTTCGCGTATTCGTATTCCTCGAAACAGATGGATTCATCGTCGGTGCCGGCGTGGGTGATCAGAATCAAGAGTGGTTGCCGACGTTTGACCATCGACTTTTTGATCGCTTCGTAGAGATCGCGATTCGGCTGGCCGTGGAATTCATCGAAGATCGCGCCGTGCGGCCGGAACCCGTGCTTCGTGGTGGCGTCCGCCGAGAGGACCTGATAGATCGACCGGGTGGTGGCTTGGAAGATCGCGTCCCGGAGGACCTCGCACATCGCCGCGAGATCGGGCGAATCCTCCACCATGTTTTTCGCCATCGTATGGACGACGCGGGCTTGATTCTTATCGGCGGCCAACGCGTAGATTTCCGCCGCCGGTTCGTGATCGCAGAGCATCAGATAGAGTCCGGTGCCGGATCCCCACGGCGACTTACCCGCGCCCTTCGGGAGAAACGCGAAGACTTTCCGGAACCGCCGGAAATCCTTCGCCGGGCCGGCGGCGTGCTTCCAGCCGAAGATCGGCTGTGTCAGTAACAGCGACTGATACGGCAGGAGCGTAAACGGTCGACCGGCGAATTCTCCGATGTGATGGGAGAGATACGTGGAGAAGAACTCCACGGCCCGCGTGGCTTCTTTCGTATCGAAGTAGTAGCGGCCATCGGGGGATTCATAGCGACCGCCCGCCGGGCCGCGCGGATTCCAGACGGCGGGCAGATCAATCGTCACGCCGGGCCATCGCTCGGACGGCGGCGGACCGTCACCCCACCAGCCGCTCGAGCGCGAACGCGGCGGCGGCTTACGCCGGCTTGGGACGGACAGGGATGGGGCCAAAGAAACGATCCCTCTGCGCGTTCGGGGCGTCCGCCGGCGGGACGTGGACGCGCGACCGACTGACCGGCGTCAGGCCGAATTCGATCAGCATGGCCCGGCATTGACTCTGCGCCTTCGTCGCGATCCCGAGGTGCGGATTCAGGACCGGGAGTTTCCGCTTCCCGATCTTGAGGAGCATCCCGTGCTGCTGGATATGTCGGGTCGCTTGTTGCCACTGGGCGAACGTGGCGCAATAGAGCATCAGCGCGTCTCGGTCGACTTCCGTCAGCAACCCGAGACGATGGAGGAGCGGCGCGAGCGTCGTCCACGCCCGACGCGCGTCCGCGTCGTCCGCGAGAATCGCCGGCAACGCGAGATCGACCGCCCTGGACGGCTGTGGCTCATCGTCGGACAATCGTCGCTTACCGGGATTCCCACGGGCGATCTTGAGTGCGGTCGGGACGGGCTTCCGACCTTTCATGGTTCGCGCACTCCAGAGGCGAATAACGTTTGTGCCTGCGGGACGGGCGTCACCGCCGCCGGAACGTGAGTCTTATTCGTGGTCCATTCAATCGCCCGCCGGATGATCAGATATTCATCGCGAGCCGCTGGCCCGCGCGAACACGGTAAACGCTCGGACAGCGGACAGGTCGGCGCGAAGTACAGATGTCGCCGGGCCGTCCGCCGTCCGCGCGAGGATTTCGGCCGACGTTGCCGAATCGGATGGATCAGCGTCCCGCATGCCACGCACGGCATCGTCAGGGCCAACCATCGGCCGGCGGCGGCGTCATCTGGCGGATCGACTTCGATCCGATGACGCGGCCGATCCGGTCCGCCGTCCCGTCCGTAGATTTCAATCCGGATGAACGGGGCGACTTCCGGGAACGCCGCGTGGAACAGGAAACTGATCATGCGTCTACCGTCGTGGTTCCACTTTGGGACGCGGTTCGGGCGGTGAGGGAATCGGCGTCGGCGTCGGCGTCGGCGGTTCCTCGGTATCCGGTAACTCCTGATCGGGACGTGGACCGGGACGATCCCGATCCGGACGCGTGCTGGATGGATCGGTCGGTAACTGACTCGGTTTCTCCGCGCCGCGTTCTCTCTCTGTCATAGTGATCACCCTGCTTTCTTCCTCGATGACGCCCCGATGTCCCTGATTCCACGGATGACAACGGCAGGGACACGCGTCCGATTGTTCCCGGATGGCCATTTCGCGATCCGGGTGGCTGTAGTGCGAGCAATAGAGACAAATCATCGTCCCGACGTTCTCCCTCGCGGTCCCGGCGACCCAGAATCCCGGACGGCCAGATTTGCGGGAGCATACACAAGACCCCCGCAGGGTCTACAGGCTTTTTCCGTCCGCCAGCGAAGCCCCCCCCGTCGTCCGGCTGAGTCCACGCACCACCCAGACCACCGCGCGACGATGCGTCCGCGTCAGGCGGCGGATGGGATGGCCCTCCGGATCGAACAGGACCGCGATCCGATTCAACGCAAGGAGTTCCACCCGGCGTGGACGTTCGCTGCTGCCACTCAGGCCGAGCGCCTCCTGTAGTTCGTCATCCGTCCGTCCGTGGAGCCCGGCGTCACGTATGGCCTGATAGACCCGTTCCCGTTGCGTCTCTCGTCCGTCCTCAATCGTGGCCGCTGCCGTGGCCGAGGTCTGCCACGTCTCCGGGGTCACGCCCGAGATCAACGGACGGAGACGGATCTCCGGATGATTCGGATCGAAGATACCGGGGAGAAACGGCTCGTCTTCTTCCACGTCCCCTGTCCTCGATGGGCGTCAATTCGGACCCTGTCCAGGACCACGTCCAGGACCCTGTCCAGGACCACGTCCAGGACCACGTCCAGGACCCTGTCCAGGACCCCGTCCAGGACCCTGTCCAGGACCCTGTCCAGGACCACGTCCAGGACCCTGTCCAGGACCCTGTCCAGGACCACGTCCAGGACCACGTCCAGGACCCTGTCCTGGACCACCCTGGCCACCCTGGCCACGCTCATACGCCTGACGCGTCTCGATCCATCCGTCTATCGATCCGGTGAGTTCCTTCTCACCGCAGCGATACGCGAATCGACCAATCCGGGAGAGCGCCACATCGTGGACGCCATCGCAACCCGGACACGGCCCGAGCCGCAGCGTATACACGTGCTCGCCACATCCGGGCGTCAGGTGATCTCGGAACATTCGATGATCTCCAGATAGGCGCGGATCATTTCCGCTGCGACCTGCGGGACGATGGCGTTGCCGTACCCGCGCAAACGTCCCACGCGGGCGGGTATCCCATCAGCCAACGGCTTAAGGCCGGATTCAATTGGCCGGTATTTCCCGTCTCGACAGTAGATCCATTCTCCCGACCAGACGCCAGATGGGCCATCGTCGCGAGCATCATCTGGACCGATCCCTGAAATCCCGGATGGGACTCCCGATACCGTTGATTCCGCGCGATCCATTGCTCCGGCGTCCGCTCGAAAGTCGCGACTGCTGGCGTCGGCCAATACGAGAGCCAGACTTGACGCCCGAGGAGGGAACTGATCGGGACCCGTTCCTGTTCGCCGCCATCCTTCCAATCGCGGCCCGTCGGCGTGGCCCACGATGCGGTCGGCGGCGTCTCCTCCATCGTGGAATCCGTCGTCTCGATCAGCGACGAACCAGAGCCGTTGTCGGATGTGCGGGGCCCCGACACTATGTGCGCCCAATACCACCGTCCCGAGGGCGTAATCTTCTCCCTCCAGTTTTGTGCAAACGTCATCGAGCCAGCCGTGCTCAATCGCGAGCGCAACCTGCTCGCCAAAGATCGTGTGAGGACGGCACTCCTTGATAAGCCGAAACCAGAACGGCCAAAGGTTCCGTGGGTCGGTCGCACCCTTTTTATGACCGGCGTGGGAATAGCCCTGACAGGGACAGGAACCGGTCCAAACAGATCGATCATCTGGCCAGCCGGCCAATCTGAGCGCGAGACTCCATCCACCAATGCCGGCGAAGAAATGACATTGTCGGAATCCTCGAAGTTCAGCAGGGATAATTGTCTGGATATCCCGTTCATCGACTTCGCCATCAGCGATCAATCCCTCGCGGATCAGTTCACGGAGCCACGCGGCCGCGAACGGATCGTGTTCGTTGTAGTACGCCGCCATCGTCAGCCATAGATCCGGACGTGTCCGCAGGCCATGCACCGGGCGGAGCTCCCATAGGTATCGTGGACCGCGTATCGCAGACGTGCCGTCACGCGGGCGCGGATCGTCTTCATCGCTTCGGCGCGGGCCTCGCCGGCGAGCCGCATCGTCTGACCGAAATCGCGTTCGTGCTGGAGGGCGCTTTTCCCGTCGTTACAGGACGGACCTTCGCAGAGAATCAGGACCATTTACGCCGCCTCCTTGATGTGCAGGACGTGGAACAGTGCGCCCGTCAATCCCCATGAGGAATCGTCGGCGCGTTGTGCGACCAGATAGAAATTCCGCGTCTCCGGATCGAAGAATCCGCCGCTGATCGTTTTGGCTGCGCCGCTCATCGAGATCGGCGCGACCCGGAAACCGGGGAACGCCGTTTCGAGATTCAGGAACCAGATCGGTTCTGGCGCGTAATCGGGGATCTCGCCTCGCGCGACCGCCTCGAGGTCCGCCGGATCGTAGCAACAGAGAAACGGGAATTTGGCCGTCGCGACGGGGCCCGTGACCTGAAGCGGCGGCGTCATCCCGTGCGAGGGACAGATCGGCTTATGGACGTTCATGTACCAGACGTGTGCGGAGGCGGGATTGAGCGGATCCTGTTCAGGGGATCCGCTGACGGATCCGAGGAACAGGACGCCGCGTTGCGTTCCCGCGTGGATCCAGTGGAGCGAGGTCGTCCCATCCACGTCCGTCCACGTCCCGACGCCGTTGTGCTTCGCCGGATCGAGTCCATTCACCTGATCGGCCGGGATCCCCTGCGCCGGATCGCCTGCGTAGAAATCGAAGACGGTCGGATCGAACGCGCGACGGGCCGCCCGGATCGGCTTGCCGGGAATCATCGTCCCGTCCGCGTTGACCTCGGTCCCGATGTAGTAGTGCTCCAAATAGCGTTTCGGAAGGAGGAGATCGGGCGCGTCGTAATTGGCTGGCGTCTCGGGCGTCGGCCACGGCGCTTCGCCGTAACAATCCGGCCCCCACGGCGATGCCGCGTTTCCCGATTGGAGCGTGGCCCCGCAGATAATCCCGCCGTTCTCGGGATGGGCCGCGATATACATCGTCCGCCACGGGCCGAACCAGACGCGGTCATCCCCATCGATACATTTCGTCCGCCACGGGCCGAAGGGCGTACTCGTCCCGTCCGCGTTGAGACGAATCGCCATCAGCCCCCAATCCGGCAGGCCCGTGGTGTTATAGGAATCGTTGTAGGTGAGGAAACAGAGATCCTGCGCCGCGTCATACCAGAGGCCGGCGTTCGTCGCTTTATTCGGCACGAATTGTTCAAAGATCACCGTCTCGCGTGGCTTCCCCTGGAGCGCATCGAGACGGAGCCGGAGATCGCGGAGGACGGCGAGCGCGGCCACCAATTGTTGCCCGTGGAGCGTCTGGACGAACGCGGCGAGCGCGTCATGTTGCGCCGAGAGTCCCGCCACGGTCCGCCACGTTCCGCGTTTCGCGCGATAGCCGACATCGTAGCGAGTGACCGTCGGCGCATACGGGGCCGTTCGGTAATCGAAGCCGTAGACGCCCGGATCCGTGATTTCCAAGATCGGCGCTTCCATCGGTTCCGATCCGGTGAGGAACAGACGGACCTGCCCGTTGACCTTCCGGCCGGCGACCATCCCATACCCGAATTCCGTATAGCCGATGACATCGTCCGGAAGACGGAACGATCCGAGATACTCAAACTGTTCCGCCGCGAAGACGCCCTCCGGGATCGGCACGGGATCGGGCCGATCCACCGTCACGCTGACCGTCTGACTCGTTTCCCACGAATCGAGGATCACGGCCAGCGCGAGCGGTCCATCCACCGCGTGACGGAGGGAGATCGTCCGCGTCCACTGGAGCGGAGCCGCCGGATCCCCGAGCATCGGGATCGTGATCTCCAACGCGCCCGAGACGTGGAGCGTGACCCCGCTGGCCGGCTGCGTCGTCTGCGCGATGACGCGGACGAGATCGCCGGTCAGGACGACGCCCGGCGCGGGTGCGACAATCGCGACCGATTGGATCGGGGGCGGCGGCGTCCCGTCCGTGATCGTCACGTCGGCTTCGATCTGTCGCGTGACGCCACTCGGCGCGGAGACGTTCGCGCTGACGTGGAACGTGGTGGACGCCGGCGGCGTCTTCGGGGTCTTCGTCGGCGGCTTCGGGGTCTTCGCCATCACGCCTCCGGCTGTCGCCACGGGCCGGCGCGATGGAGGAGGCCCGTGTACCGTTCGCGCCGGACCGCGTAGCCGGCCGGCAGACTGATGAACTGTTCCCACGCGCCCGGCGTCGTCCCGGCGTCCTTCCAGCCCACCGCGCCAGAGAACGCGTCTACGGTCAGCACGCGCCCGTCAGGCGCGACCAACGCGACGAACGGCGTCCCGTCTGGATGGGGTCGCTCGATGACCTCTGCGAGGACGCCAGCGACCGTGATCAACGCGTGGAGGACGGACGCCGGAGGAATCGGTACGGGCGGATCCGGCGGATCCGGAGGGTCAGGCGGATCGGGGGGATCCGGCGGATCGGGAGGGTCAGGCGGATCCGGCGGATCGGGAGGATCGGGAGGGTCCGGCGGATCGGGCGGACTCGCGTTGAGATCGACCGGCGGAATACCCAGATGGTGATCGACCACGCGGAGATCGACCGGGGCTTGACCGGCGGTCACGGACCACGTCACGCGGACGCCGAACGTCTCCGGGAGCGCGATCACGTCCGGGGAGAAGCACAGTTCCTCCGTGATGACGTACCCGAGCGTGCTATTCGCCTGACGGAGCGTCAACCGATGCGAGCGTTCCAATAGCCACGGCTGTCCCTGAATCCGGACCGGGACCGCGTAACTGATCGGTTCGGTCCGGGGCGCGATGGGAATCGGCGTGATGTATTCGCCGGGCGTCCCGATCAGATTGAGCGACCAGACGCCGCCGCCCTGATAGAGCAGCAAGCCATCCCGGAGTCGGACGTTGAGTCCGCTGGTCGCGTCATCGCCAATCGGTCCGCCCGTGGGAATCGGATCGGTCGCCGGGAGGCCATCGAGCGTGTAGCCGGTCAGGGAGAGGAGATCGGATCCAGCGATGAGGACGCCGCCCTCCGCGACCTCCGCCAGATAGCCGACGCCCGGATAGATCCAGCCGGCCGAGGTCCGAATCTGGCCGTTGAGCCACGCCGCCCAGCCGCCATCCCTCGCGCGGAGCCAATTCGCGCCGGCCGGATCGAGCAGCCGCGTGATCCCCGTCGTCCGGTGATACGCGAGCAGATGACACCCGTCCGCGCCGCAGCCCTGGAACGCGATTTCGTCCGCCGTCAGCCAGTTCGCGTCCGAGCCGCTGGAATGAATCGGACTCCCGTTCAGGGAGACGATCCCGAGGCCCGTCCCCGGAGCGCACATCGCGCCGTCTGGACTCAGGCGTGGCATGACGACCTCCAATCGCGGAGGCATCCATCCGCCGTTATGTCGGCCACGGAATCATCGAGGCGGCCAGAAACGCGAGGCCCGCCGCGATCAAACGCGGATGATAGGGATGTGTGATCGGGAGTGCGGCCAACGCGAAACACACCAGCGCGAATACCAGCAGAATCAGTCTGACCATTCCTGCCCCCTACGGAGATCACCGTGGAATACGTCACGCCGCCACCTTCAGACTGCCGGGGAACCCGACCCATAGTAAACCATTCGTGAATGGATGGCTAGAGTTCTCGATTCGTTACACCGGATCGAGGGCGTCCGCCGCCGCCGAGGCCGCCCGTCCGGCGTGATACGTGCGATTGGCGTGATAACCGAGTCCGAGACTCCGGAAGCGTTCCGCCGCCAGACCGAGCGCCTCGGCCGCCTCCCGGAGATCGCGGGCCGCGCCCTTGATCACCCCGAGCGCCTGACTCTCGCCCGTCCAACGCGGGACGCCGCCCCGGAGATCCGTATCCAGTCGCGTCGTCAGATGGACGGCGGCGTGCTGTCGCCAGAGTCGACCGAGCGCGATCAGATCGCGCGGTTCATCGAGGAGCAGCCGGACGGCGGCCTCGAGGTCGTCCACGCGTCCGTCATCCGCGTCGGATCGCGCGTTGTCCTTCGCGTTGTCGTTTGGCGTTGTGACAGGCATCGCAGAGTCCCTGAAGATTCGTCACGTCATACAAACGCGCGTCGTCCCGACCGTGAATCGGGACGATGTGATCGATGAGGGTGGCCAGACGCGGCCGACGTTCGCGAGCACAGACGGAATCCTCGGTCTCGGGCGCGGACGGATGACGACAGCCGCAGAGGCCGGCGCGAGGGACGCGAAGATCGGTGAGCTCCCCGAAATACCGAATCGAGAACGCCCGCCAGCGATGATCGTACCCACGGATGGCCGCCGATCCCCGCATCGCTTCCCGCGCCGCCGTCCGCCCGTGAATCGGACACGGTGCGACGGCGGCACACCCGAGCATCGGACACGCTTTCGCCAGACGCGTCGGCATCAGTGGGTGTCCTTCGTCACGTCAGACGACGGACCGAACGTCTTCGGCCCGTCCGGATCAAACGCCTTCGCCACGAAGTTTTCCGGATCGCTGAAGTACGCCGTGATGAAATCCAGGACGCGGACCCGCGCCCGATCACTCGGGAGCGCGTCCATCACGCCCATGACAATCGCGAACGCCCGCACGTCCGGCCGCATCAGACCGGCTTCCAGATCCCGCGCCTGCTGTTTGTTGCTCACCTCGACTTTGATTCGTTTCTGCATGCTGACCTCCTCCTTCACACGTCGACCCGCGCCCACCCGCCCGCCACCAGATACGCGATGAATTCATCGAGCCCGCCGACCAGATGCGTCACGGACGCCGCCTGATTCATCTGACGGAATTTCACCTGATCGTCCGAGAGCGTCCCGCCGCGTCCCTTACATTCCATCCAGAGGAAGTGCCACGCCTGTCCCGATCCTCGCGGCGAGGGCGGGAGATAGATCGCGAGATCGCCGAGGCCTTCCGTCTGACGCGTCCCTGGATCCGTGGTCGGGGATCCGCAGACGCCGCAACAGGACGCCCGCCGCGTCCCGAGGACGTAGACGACGCCGCCGATCTGTTCGACCAGATTCACCACCGACCGCTGTTCGGTTTTTTCGTCGCCCACGGGACGCCGGAACGTGACGCCGCGAGACGTGACGTGATCGCGCATCAGCGCGGGACCTCCGTCCCGATCTCCCGGATGGCGTGGACCAGTCGTCCCTCCGGCGTGGCCTGATACACGATCTCGATGGGGAGCCCGGCTTCCTGCGCCGTCTTCGCCGTCGTGGCTTCTTCCAAGCGGAGCGTCTGATAGGTTTTCTGATCGTCGCCCGTGATCACGAACTTGACCCGACCTTCCGTCCCGATGGGCCGTTGCAGGATCCCGAGGACGCGGATCTTCACGGTCAATGTCGGTGGTCCGTCAGGGACGGGCACCGGACGCGGCGTCGGCGCTTTCCGGACGGGACGATCCTCGCGGAGATCGCGATCATGGGATCGCGCGGCTTGGGCGTCATCGTCCTCGGGCGCGACCCCGACGAACGCCGCCAGGGCGTAACGTCTCGCATAGGTGATCGCCGAGCCGACGCCTTGCGCGGTGATCATCCCGACCGGGACCGCGAGGACATCGCGGATCGATTGGCCGGACCGATGGAGGAGGATCGTCTCGACTTCCACCATCCAGACGGCTTCGCCGGCGGCGACGAGACGCGGAGATTGGACGACGGATAGCCCGTGCTCGCTGAGTGGCGTCCGACAGGCGTCCCAAATCGCCGCCAAATCCGCGTATCGCGATTTCAGATGGGGATTCTCGCTGTCGCGTTTCGCATTCGTGATCGCGCCCTGCGCCTTCGCCAGATCCTCCGCGAGCGCCTCGATGGATTCGGTTTGTCTCATCGCCGTGATCTCCGGGACCGACGCGGCCGGGGCGCGGGGCCGATCCGCATCGGCGGAGCCCGATGACATTTCGGACAGTGACAGATCCCGGCGATCTTCTCGGGCGTGACGCCGACGCCCCACCAGACGCCCGGCAGGACGGAGGCCGCATGCCAGACGTGATCGCAGCGCGGACAGCGGAGGACAATCCGGACGGTCGGTTCCGGGACGGTACGGGGATTCTCATCCACTGGCGGATCTCCGTCGCGTCCGGGCGACTCGGGCCGCATCGAGCGCCTTCTGGGTGATGGACGCGGAATAAGGGAAGTTCTGTCGGGCGCAAATGCGTTTGAACCGTTCCGCGATGGCCCCGAGATCGTCCGTTCCGTCCTCCTGCCACGCCTTGGCCGCGATGGCGGCGTAGACGCGGAACGGAGGGACGCGGACCGGACGCGGAGCGGCCGGTTCGGTTTGATCTTGATCTTGATCTGGATCCGGATCCTTATCCGGATCCGACGGGCCAGGCCGGACCTTGTCCGTGCCTAGCCACGGCTCGGGCGCGAGTTTGCTCTCTGATTCGCGCGGATGGGGATGCTGAAATTTGCACCAATTGGGCAGCGCGAGGCACGGCGTGTACAGCGCGTGATAACTTTTGACAAACCCCGCGCGTTCCAAGGTCGCTAACAGGTCCTCGATCCGGACCCGTTCATACGGGAAGATCGCCGCCTTGATCCGGGCCGGACGCCGTTCTAATCGGCCGTCCCGATCCGCCAGTAACCAGAGGCCCGCGTACAGGAGGCGCGCTCGGACGGGGAGACGGGCGAGGTCTTCATTCTGGAAGAAGCCGGGATGAATCAGCCGCGTCCGCATCGAATCTCACTGGAGCCGACGGGAGAGGAGGGGCTTATCGAGCGCGAGCGCCGCCCGATATTCGCGGATCGTCTGGTCACACTGGATCTGGAGCGCGTCCCGTTGCGCCCGATACGTCTGGAGTTCCTCCACGCGGAGCCGACGTTGCTCCTCCAGGAGCCGGAGCGCCGTCACCTTCCCGGCCTCGGCGTCCCCCGCCGTCTGGAGCGCGATCACTAATTCCAATTGGGCGCGGCGGACGTGTCGCCGGGCCCGACGGAGCGCGGTGACCGCCGATACGGCCACGATCAGACTGATCCCGCTGACGAACAGCGCGGCCAGCGCGAGCGGGAACGCGCTCATCGGCCGGCGATCCGATCTTCGATCCACGCGTCCACGGCCTCGGCGCTCCAGCGCGTGACGTTCCCGATCCCCGGAATCTTCACGCGAGGCGGGAACGTCCCGGCGGTAATCAGTTTCTGGATCGTCGACCGACCCAGACTCGTCCGCCGGCAGACTTCTTTCAGATCGATGAGGGCCGGACGCGTCTTCACGGCCGGCGACGGCTGGTCGTGGTCGCCGGCGGCGACGGCAACGGGAAACGGAGTCGTCACGGGGGAATCTCCTTCCTCTGGAGACAAGGACGAACTACGCGGCGCGTGAATGCACGAAGTCGATGGCGGGAATCCCCGTCACGTCCTGGATCCGCTTGGCGATCCGGAGGGACGGGGTCCGGCGACCGTTGACGATCATCGCGACGTAGGCGGGGGAGACGCGGAGCGCCGCCGCCAGCCATCGCTGGGTCCGATCCTGCTCGCGTAACCAGCGAAGGAGACGGATCGCACCCGACGAGAATCCACGGATCCGCTTGATCTTCACGATTGGGTGATAGTAACTCCGTGCTGACGACGCGTCCAGAAGTTTTTGACTGGCGACCCCCCCCGGAAGAAAACAGTTTCCATTCACTCCCGGTTCACGTATAAAAGGGGACATCCGAGAAGGACCTGTGCCGAGAGGAACGCTCGACCGTCTCCGAAAGAACATCCTCCGGCGTCTGACGGAGAGCGGCTCGACCCAGGCCGCATTGGCGCGGCACGTCGGCCATTCCAGTCAGTGGTTGAGCATGGTCCTACGCGGACGCCGGGGGATCCGGATCGAGGAGATCGACCGGATCGCGGCGTTTCTGGAAGTCATCCCGTCGGCGTTATTTGACGATCCGGAGGTTGACTCGCTCCCACCCCCGGATCGCCTCTCTACCAGCGGAGCCCGTAATGCTCAAACTCGTTCCGTCTCTCTCCTCCAGACACGGATCCTCCAACAGCGGGACATCATCGCGCGGCAGAACGCGGTCATCGATGGCCAACAGCGCATCATCGATGACGTGCTCTCCCACCTCCAGCCCGCCATCACCCGACTGGAACAGATCGCGCCTCTGGAGTCCGCGCGTGTTGAAGATCGCCGCCTTACATCGGGCACTCGAGCGGATCGAGCCCGACGCCCTCGATCTGATCGAGCAGACGGCCGCTAACCGTCTGGACCGCGCTCGCCGGCGCCTCCTCACCCGGCGACCCCTGACCGCCGCGCTCCCGGAGGATCCCTCCGCGATGGGCTCCCGGAGCCAGCGTCTGTCCAAGAAGTTAACAACCAGTGAATCCCTGCGCCGGATCTATGAACGGATCGCGATCCTGGATCTATTGACCGGCACCGGGAACGCGAAAACATGACTATCCCGATGCGCCGCCGTGAGCGGCGTTCGACCCAACCGAGTGATCCGGAGAGGAGCGCCGTCCGATGTCTGGTGGTTTGCATCGTCATATCGCCCCGCGTCTGGCCAGTAAACAGAGACGCGTCCCGAACGCCCACGCGCTCCCCCCGCACGTCAAGTCCGCCCTTCAGATGATCGCGATCTCGCGCGGGGAATCCGTGTCGTGGGTCTTGGAACAGGTCGTCTATTCGCACTTCGATCTCCGTCCGCCGAAGTATGTCGGTCGCCGGGACGCCGATCTCGATATCGCGGCCCCGCCCCGTCTGAAATATCCGCGTTCCGCCTGACGCCCGTTCCCGCTCTCCCATGACTGGAACCCCCCGAGGAGCCCATGCCTGACAAATTGCACTGGACCCAGAAACCCGAGAACAAGGAGCGATTGATCGCCCAGATGAAACGCGCCGCCGCCATCAAGCGGACGCAGACGAAGAAGAAGAAGACGAAGAAGAAGGCGGCGAAGAAGACGAAGACGCATCGACATTCCCTCGCGGATCGGAAGAAGATCGCCCTCGCCATGCGGGCGAGTCATGCCCGGAGAAAGATGGCGATAGACGCCCTCAACGGACACGTTCAGTTGACCGGGATCCCGATGTTGCCGATGAAAGGGACGCGCCTCGCGAAGGCCGCACTCCATACGCTCGCCCTCGATGGGGCCCGGCTCCGGCTGGCGGCGTTGGAACAGGAACGCGAGGTCCTGATCATCTTCCTGAAAGATATCGAGATATGAGGACGCGCCGTCGTCAACGCGCCCAGAAGGATCCCGACTACGTGGCCCGCGCCGATCTGGAAGATCGCGCGTTCCGCTTCATCATGGGCGTCCTCGCGCTGCTCTCCCCGACTTCACAAGTCCGCGTCTTTGAACGGATCGTCGCGATCCTCGGGGAGATCCACGCCACCGCCGCGAAGGCGATCCGGAAGATCCCCGTCTTCGTCCTCCTGTTGCTGGATCTCCTCTGATGACGTTCCGCCAGATGTTCCAGCCGCCGCCGTGGGTGACCGGCGGGATCAGCACGGGGGACGCCGCGTTTCTGGTGGAGCTCGTCCGGCGCGAGACGCCCGCGACCGTCCTAGAGATCGGCGTGGCCGCCGGGACATCGAGCGCGGCGCTCCTCTACGCGCTCGATCAGTTACCGGGGAAACGCGTCCTCTATTCCGTGGATATCCGGCCGACCTGTTATTTCGATCCCCGACGCACCGTGGGATCGGCCGTCGCGACGATGTATCCCGATCATCGCGCCGGCTGGATCCTCGATCTGAACGGCGCGTCCCGGCGGGACGGATCCGTGGTCTACGATCTGGCGTTCATCGATGGGAATCACCAGCATCCGTGGCCGCTCCTCGATGTCCTCTCTCTGGCCCCGTGGCTCCGGCCGGCGTCCTGGATCGCGCTCCACGATATCGCGCTGGCGACCGTCCATCCGCGTTTCCAGACGTTCGGCGTCCAGTGGCTCTATCAGGCGTGGCCGGGGGAGAAGTTCGCCGGCGAGGGAGACGCCCGGAATATCGGCGCGGTCCGTCTCCCGGTCGATCTGGCGGATCTCGTCCCGATGGCCCTCGATCTCATCGAGGATCGACCGTGGGAAGGCGGACCGCCCGGACGGATCGTCCTCCCGCCCATCTTCCGGGAGATCACCGCGCGTCTCGCTACGACGCGGAAAGTAGGTACGCCGCGATGAGGAAACCGCCAGATCGTTCCACCGTCCACGCGGTAGAGATCCACGAACGACTCCGGGCGTGGCTGATCGCGACCATGCCCTACGAAGCGCCGGACGTGATCGCGTTCGCGCTGATGTACGAAGTCGCCAGTATCCTCGCCACCCACGCGGAGACGGAACGGGACGCGATCACGATGATCCGTCGCGCCAGCGCGATTGCTGAGGAACAGATCGTCCGGATGGGCGTGGGAGCCCCGCACCCGTGAACGCGCCCATTGGTCGACTCTCGTTCAGTCGCGATGGCAAATCGCGTCACACGTTGCGGGCGTCATGTCGCGCGGACCGAGAAACCGTGAAGGCGCTCCGCGAGGCCGCGAAGCGCGACGAGACGGAATTACCGACGATGGAATCCGTCCTCCGCTATTGCTTGGAACTCGGCGTGGAAGTCTATCTCCAAGGCCAACCGGAAGGATCTGGCGAAGAAGGATGACCGGACCAATTACGCGGGTGACCTGTCCGATCTGCGGGGGACTATTCGCCCGGCGTCGGGACGGGACCCCGTTCGTCCATCGTTGTCCGGCGGACGCGCCGGCGGAACGTCGGACCGCCAGAACCGTCCAGGACGCGCCGACGGCGGTCGGGGAAGGGAATCCCCGTCCGGCGTCTGATCGCGTCCCTGACGCGGCCGTGGCGGTCCGGACGACGCGTCGGCTCCGTCGCGCGTTCTCGCCGGCGAAGATGCGCCTCCGGGCCACCCGGCTCCGGGAAGGGATCGGGATCGCCGCGTCCCCGCAGTCCACCGCCGAGATACTGGACTACGCCGCCGATGAGATTGAACGTCTCTCCGCGAATCTGGACGAGGCCCGCAGGAAGCCGTAGCCGTCCGTAGGAACCCGCCGCAAGCCATGTCTTCATGTAGGGAAAACCGCAGGGAGTCGCGTCCCGTCCGGGGACGATCCGGGGAATTTGCGTGGAAATTTGCGGAAAACCTCGCGACTTCGATTCCCACCCCCGGCACCGTGCCTCGATATTCCGAGACAACCGTAGGCGACCGCCGCCGGCCGTAGGCGGCCACGTTCTGACGGATTCCCTCGGAAATCGGAACAGAATCGACTAGAATGGACGTTCCGTGGACGGCCGTGGGTGGCCGCAGGGAACCGCCGCAAGCCGCGTCTAAACGTAGGGAATAACGCAGGGACTCGCGGACGGCGGTCGGAAATCAGAAAGTCCCTACATCGAGAGAGCGCACCATGTTGACCGACTTAGA